ATGGTTGCCACAGCAAGTGCATAGTGCACAACCGACATGACTGGAAAACAGAGAGCTGACCCCATAGGGGCGAACTTTCTGCTAGCCAAAAGGGAGCCGTTAGGCATCTCTATATAGTCAGTCGATAGGGCAAGAAGCTTGTCCCGTAACTTAGGGACTTGATCGAAGAGAAGATCTACAAGACTCTTACTCACACGATCAGAAGCTTCCTTCATATCCAGCGTTGCATATTTGCCGGATAATGAAGCACGGAGCGCTAACTTACCATTAATCGTTTGGTCAGTGAAGTTCACATGACCACGTGTTAATGGATGTTGCTCCAGTGTATCTACCATAATCTGCTTTATCCCCTGTTGGAACCACATAAATTCTGGTGGTTCCATGCATATAATGCGAGGGCCGCGCGAGTCCTTTGGGACTATCGCAAGACGGGAAATAGATTCATCCCGTTTAGGCAGGTTTCGGTATCTATGCACGGAAGAAAGTAGATGGCTACTATTAATGTAATAATAGCGGTAATAAGGAAGCACAGCATGCACTTTAGTAAAAAGAAACTGCGGTTCGAACCGCTTAGCATGCATAGTGCGAGTCGCACACTGTCCGGGTCCTGGCTTTGGACGTAAAACTTCAAAGTCTGTGGTCCCGAATATGCGTTCAATGAGGTTTGCTGCATGAAATACATAAGCAGCTTGCCCAAATGTGACGTTATCACAGTGAGTGAGTTCTTCATCCACTGCGACAAAATTCCTAATACAATCATCTACTAGCTCCTGCGGATACTCTAGATCGAGCTTATAAAATAAAAAGCTCAATTGTCGGACGAGTCTTACTGCGTCCGGATCTGAATCCGCCCGTAATGTACCATTGTCATCGAAGACTTTGCGTGTTAACCCATATAGAAAACATGGGAGAGCACTTTTCCGTTTACGCCGAAAGGCTGGAAAAGAGGCAAACTTCTCTGCAAGTAAGGCAGCATCGAAATGCTTACCAAAAGCAGGAAGTGTCTTTGTAACAAAGCCGATACCCTCTGTCCGGAACCTCTTTAAGAGGTATTCCGTATCGAGTTGTCGGTCCTTGCGTGACAGGAGATACTGGTTTCCGACATCCTTAATGAATGCCGTTAGGGATTTGACTATTAGGTCGTCTGGCTTTATGGTTTCCATAAGGTTACCTCCAGCCAATGCTACCTAAGCGTCTTTAGTTACCACCCAACAGTATGTCAGCCAAGTTGGCTGAAACACCAAGGAATGCAGCGAGCTGAGCAACCATCAATGTGATGTTTGCATCAGAAACCCCTTTGTCACGATTAATTACAGCGTGAACAGAGTATGGCATAAATATGCCAGTCGTCGCGTTCAACTCAGATTTAACGAGTTGTACGAGGTGACGGTTTTTCGCTGTTGGAGAATTAAGGTCAACAGTATTCTTGATGACCAAAGACGATCCAAGTGTCGAAGAGACACCTGTTTCACGTCTGATAGACTCCATTCCTTTCCGGGACACAAGGTCATAAAGATGATCCGAAGTCCCATCGTTGAGGGTAATAGTGTTAGATAGCATTGATATACCTCTTTGGATTTTAGTTGCACATTATTGTGCAGCCCCGAAGGGCTAAAGAATTGATGCGCGCAAAAGCGCCCCGCCGAGCACCAGCTCGCGGGCGGATAGAGCATCCGACACCGGTAACGCGTACCCCGTATTGGGGAGCGCAGGAAACC